GGTGAGGACTTTTTAAAGGCCGACAAAGGCAGAAAATTTAGAGAAGGTGGCGAAATGAAAGAATCTAAAGCAATGATGCAAAAAGAAGTTGCGTTTATGAAGAAAAAAGGCGCTCCTGCTTCTATGCTCAAACACGAAAAAGCCGAAGCCAAAGGTATGAAAAAAGGTGGCATGACTGAGTGCAAAACCGTAGCCAAAAAAGAAGTTAAAGGGCACGAGAAGCGTATGCACGGCATGGCTCGTGGCGGCGGTATCGAGGCCAAGGGCAAAACCAAGGGTAAGATGGTCACTATGTGTGGTGGTGGCATGTCTAAAGGAAAGAAATAATCATGGCGCAGCCAGATCCAGATAAAATCGTTGCGGATATTGACCGCAAGCAGAATGAAGAAGACTTAGCCAACCTTAACAAGTATATTGTTGACCCCGCTAAAGCTGCCTATAAAAAGGTTAAAGAAGGTATTATGGGTACTGAAGCACAAAACAAGTACTACGAAGATAAAGAAAAAGCTAAGTCAGTTAGAAAAGCCAAAGGCGGTTCAGTATCTTCCGCTTCCAAACGTGGCGATGGTTGTGCTGTTAAAGGCAAAACTAAAGGTAAAATGGTCTAATCATGGCAACTAAAAAAGTTAAAAAATTTGCAATGGGTGGTGACTTAAGTTCGCTCAGTGGTAGCCAATCTCCAACAACTGCCCCTGCACCTACCCCTACTGGGGGTCCTTTAGATAATGTTAGTAACGCTAGCGCATTTAGTGGCTTAGAAAGTATTAGCCAAGGTTCTGGAAAACTTGCAGATTCGTTAGGTAAAATCCAAAACGCTTTAGGCCAACCTGGAAGCTCAACTACTTTCTTTAAAAAGGGTGGTAAGGTATCCGCCGCTTCTAAACGTGCAGATGGTTGTGCAATTCGTGGAAAGACACGTGCATGAGAGCCTCTCGTGGTATGGGCGATATAGCCCCTTCTAAAATGCCTAGCGGGAAAAGAAAAGCCCGTAGGGATGATACTGACTTCACACAGTATGCTGAAGGTGGAGAAGTATGGGATAAGTCACGTCCAAAGAAGCTAGGAAAGCCTAAGAAACTATCGTCTACAAAAAAAGCTTCTGCAAAAGCAATGGCTAAAGCAGCAGGTAGACCATACCCAAATCTAGTAGACAACATGAGAGCTGCTAAAAAATGACCACTACAGGTTCGTCAACATTTAATCTAGACCTTAATGACCTCGTTGAAGAGGCGTTTGAGCGTTGTGGTTTAGAGCTACGTACTGGATATGACCTGCGTACTGCTCGTCGTTCTTTAAACCTTCTTACTATTGAGTGGGCTAATAAGGGCATTAATCTGTGGACTATCGAGCAGGGTGAAATCCCTATGGTTACAGGACAAGGCGTATATGACTTACCTATTGATACTATTGACCTTCTAGACCAAGTTATTCGTACTAATGCTGGTGTACAAGCTACTCAAACCGATATTAATATTAGCCGTATTTCCGAATCTACTTACGCTACTATCCCTAATAAGCTTGCACAAGGCCGACCAATTCAGGTTTGGATTAACCGCCAGTCTGGTGCAACTAACCCGGTTACCGGCATTGCGTACCCACAAATTAACGTCTGGCCTACACCTAATGCTCCTGGTGACCAATATAAGTTTGTTTACTGGCGTTTACGTCGTATTCAAGATGCTGGTACAGGTATTAGCACCCAAGATATTCCATTCCGTTTCTTACCAGCTATGGTTGCAGGACTAGCATTTTATATCGCTATGAAAAAGCCTGAAGTAGGTACCGAGCGTATTACGATTTTAAAAGGTGATTACGACCAACAATTCCAACTTGCGGCTGATGAAGACCGTGAGAAAGCTAGTATTAGGTTTGTGCCACGTTCAATGTTTTATTGAGGTGACTTATGCCTTCTAAATTTGCCAGTGGTAAACATGCGATTGCCGAATGTGATAGGTGTGGTCAGCGGTATAAGTTAAAAGAATTAAAGAAACAGGTCTTAAAAACTAAGCTATATAACGTTAAAGTTTGCCCTAGTTGTTGGGACCCAGATCAGCCACAGTTGCAATTAGGTATGTATCCGGTTAATGACCCACAAGCCGTACGGGAGCCAAGACCAGACGTTAGCTATTTGCAGTCGGGCAATTCAGGATTACAATTAAACCTTACTGGAATTGGTCCAGATGGTGCAGGTAGTCCAGAAATGGGTAGTAGGGTATTTCAATGGGGTTGGAATCCAGTAGGTGGGGCAAGGAGTTTTGATACCGGGCTTACACCAAATGACTTGATTGCAGCTGGACAAGTAGGTACAGTAACAGTAACAACAAACTAGGAGTTAATATGTCATTCAAATCAGGTGCCAACGGCATTGAGAAAAAAGGTAAAACCGAAGGTAAAAACTACGGTGATTCAGGTCCAACTTCTGGCATCCAAAAGGGTGGTAAGAAAACAGGCGGCGTATCTGGAAAAGCTATGCGTGCAGTAGGTCGCAATATGGCTCGTGCCAATAACCAAAGAGGCCGTTAATCATGGCTAAATTTTCTATGAAACAAGGCGGGAAAGAAGTAGGACCTGCCAGTACTTATGCGGAGCCTCATACTATGGACGGTAAAAAAGTAACTACAGCACAGTCAGCTGTTACTAAGCCTGGCAATGGACTAGATAAAGCCAATATTTCTGTTGGAGGTGTATCTAAGGGTAACTACCCAGAAACTAAAACTTCTGGTATTAAGATTCGTGGTACTGGCGCTGCTACTAAAGGCGTTATGGCTCGTGGACCTATGGCCTAATGAACTACGCTGAGTTAACCGCCGCAATTAAGGCGTATGCTGAAAATTATGATACAGGTACTGGGGGTTTCATTGAGAACATTCCCGTATTTGTACAAAATGCTGAAGAGCGTGTATATAACATTGTTCAGTTGCCAGCGTTACGTAAAAACGTTACAGGTACTTTAACTTCAGGTAACAAGTATTTAGCATGCCCTTCTGACTGGTTAGCTACGTTTAGCTTGGCGGTAATTAAACCTAACAACGAGTATGTATATCTTTTAAACAAGGATGTAAACTTTATTCGTGAATCATACCCAGATACAGATGCTGCGTTTTATGGCGAACCTAAGTACTATGCGCAGTTTGACCAGAATACGTTCATCCTAGGGCCTACCCCTGATGCTAGCTACAACGCAGAACTGCACTACTTCTACTACCCAGAGTCCATTGTTACTGCTGGTACTAGTTGGCTTGGCGATAACTTTGAATCTGTGCTTTTATACGGCTCTTTATTAGAAGCAGCTGCCTATATGAAGTCAAGTCCTGATACAATAAGCAACTATATGACCCGCTACAACGAGGCTATTACCCTGCTTAAACAGTTGGGCGATGGTAAAGATAGACGTGATTCATACCGCAACGGACAAGTAAGGGATCCAGTCAGATGATGCCGAACGCATTAGAAGGTTTTTTAGGTGGTATACAAGTTCATACTACTAATGGGCAGGGGTTTACTCCAGCTCAAATTGCTGACCGTGCTGTAGATAAAATCTTATATGTTGGTAAAGATTCGCATCCAATTATTCGCGAACAAGCAGAAGCGTTTAAAGACAACATTCGTTCTGTAGTGGAGTTTTACCTGCATGAAGCAATTAAGTCAGACAGAACAACTATAGCTAATCGCCTTGCGCAAGCTGGGCACCCAGAATTAAAAACACTTTTGATAGATTAAGGAGCCACAAATGGCAATCACTCAAGCAATGGTAACGTCGTTTAAGGTACAAATCCTTAATGGCGTTCACGCATTTGGAACTTCTGTAGTTCGTGCGGCTACCACTCCAGACACATTTAAAATCGCTTTGTACACAAGCTCAGCATCTTTGAGTGCAGCTACAACTGTATATACAACTTCTGGTGAAGTACCTTCAACTGGTAACTACTCTGCTGGCGGTAATACATTAACTACTATTGCACCAACATCTACAGGTACTACAGCGTTTTTAGACTTTAACGACACCACTTGGGCTAATGCAACTATTACTGCTAATGGCGCTTTAATCTACAACAGCACGCAAGGCGATAAAGCTGTAGCAGTTTTGGCTTTTGGTGGAGATAAGACATCTACGGATGGTGACTTTACAATCATTTTCCCAACAGCTGACGCTTCAAACGCTATTATCCGCATCGCTTAATAGGAGCCACAAATGGCTCTAGTTCTGAAGGATCGGGTTAAGGAAACCACAACCACTACTGGCACAGGTTCGCTATCCTTATTGGGTGCCGCAGTTGGATACCAAGCGTTCTCTGTTATTGGGAATGGAAACACTTGCTATTATGCTATCTCTGCCCCTGCTAGCAACGAGTGGGAAGTCGGTATTGGTACATACACAACATCTGGTGCGGTACTAAGTCGAGATACAGTCCTTTCTTCTTCTAATAGTGGCACGCTTGTTAGCTTATCTGCTGGCACAAAAGACGTATATGTAGTCTACCCTGCTGAAAAAGCCATCTATGAAGAAGCTGGTGGCGAAACCCTAATTAACGGTGGCCCGATTACTATTATTGGTTCTGGAGTAACTTCTATTCCGTCTTTACCTGCTGAATTAGGTAAATTTATAGGTGATGTAAATTCGTTTGCGCAGATTTATACGTTAAACCAAAACGATGGTACAACAGCTTCAGCAGACTTTGTTGCCTACAATGACTTAACTACTGATGGATACACATACTTTACTGATATGGGTATTAGTAGTTCAAACTACACATCTTTAGATTACCCAATTTTTACCCCAAACTCTGGATATGTATTTCACCAAGGTGGTGACTTTTTCATTGGTAACCAAACTACCAACAAGGATATTAAATTCTTCTCTGGTGGTGTTGAGAATACTGATTTAGTTGCAACTTTTTCTGGTACAGATAAAAGCGTTTCCTTTGAGGGCGATTTAAGTGCTGTTGGTGATTTAGATGTTACAGGTGCAGCTGCATTTGGTAGCACAGTTTTATTAAACCAAGACCCGACACTCGCACTTCAAGCTGCTACAAAACAATATGTAGACAACCTTGTTACTGCTGGTTTACATATTCACACTCCTGTTTTAGTTGAAACAACTGGCAACTTAACTGCTACTTATGCACAGGGCGGCACAACATTTAACATTACTACTATTACAACTGGTAATACAGTAACAACTTCTGTAAATCATGGGTTATCTGTAGGCGATCAAATTTGGTTATACAGCACTGCTGGTAATGGGCTATCTATAAATACCGCTTACTTTGTATATTCAACGCCAGCATTAAATACACTTACCCTTTCTTTGACCTTTGGCGGTGCTCAAATTTCTGGGCTAACCAATGCGGCTGGCCTTACATACGCTACCCGGGCTAACTCTGGTGTTGGAGCTACTTTAACTAATGCAGGAACTCAAGTAGCGCTAAATGTTGATAACGTTGCTTTAAGTATTGGTAACCGAGTAATGGTTCGGTTGCAGACCAATGGGTTTGAGAATGGTGTATATACAGTCACTACAGTTGGTAGCGGTTCTACAAATTGGGTTTTAACTCGTGCTACAGATGCAAATAAAGTACAACCTGAAGACCCAGATGGATTAGGAACCGGCGATTATTTTTACACTCAAGATGGCGATATTAATGCTGGTGATTCCCATGTACTAACAACTGAACCCAACACAATGATTATTGGGTATACCGACTTAACTTATACTCAGTTTAGCGGTGCAGTTACTTATACTGGTGGTACAAACATTGATGTTACAGGTCAGACTATTTCTTTGACTGGTACCGTTGCGGCTACTAATGGTGGTACAGGAACAAATACAGTAACTACAGGCGATTTGCTTTACGGTTCTGCTTCTAATACATGGAGCAAGTTGCCTATTGGGGCTGCATATAAGTCTTTATTAGTTAATGCTGGTGGAACACAAGTTGAATGGAACGCTGTAGCTTTAAATCAATCTGCCGCAGTATCTGGTGCTTTAGGCCCAATTAATGGCGGTACTGGACAGGCTGGATATACAACAGGTGACATACTTTACAGCTCAGCTACTGACACGCTAAGCAAGTTATCAGGTAACACTGCAACTACTAAGAAATATTTAAGTCAGACTGGTACAGGATCTGCTTCTGCTGCACCTTCATGGGTTACCTTATCAGCAGCTGATATAGGTACAGGTGTATTGCCAGCCATTTATGGTGGTACAGGTCAGAGTTCTTACTCTGTTGGTGATCTTGTTTATGCAGATACAACTACTACTTTAGCTAAGTTAGCCGATGTCGCTACTGGAAACGTATTGTTATCTGGTGGTACGAATACCGCCCCTGCGTACGGAAAAGTAGGTTTAGGTACTCACATTAGCGGTACTTTAGCTGTAAGCAATGGTGGTACAGGGCTTTCTACACTAACAGCCAACGGTGTTTTGTACGCCTCTACAACTAGCGCATTTAGCCAAGATTCTAACTTTGTATACAGCAGCTCTACACTCTCTGTACCATCACTTAGCTTGTCAAGCAACCTCACCTTCACAGGCACTGGTAATCGTATTACTGGTGATTTTAGTAATGGAACCCTTACAAACCGAGTTACTTTTCAGTCAAGTACGACTAACGGGAATACTGCTATACAGGCTATACCCAATGGCACCGCTACACAAGTTCAATATGCTCTATATACAGACCCAAGTATTGCTAACGGGAACTACGCTGACCTTACTTTAAATAACAGTGAATTTAGATTTAGAACAAATTTGCTTGGTACAGGAACAGCAGTTCCAATAACAATGTACACAGGCGGTAGCGAAAGACTACGCATAACTACTTCTGGTGGTGTTTCTATTGGAACAACAACAGATGCTGGGGCTGGGAATTTATTAGTAAATGGAACAGGCACATTTGGTGGCACTATTTACACAACAGGCTCTTTAATTGAAGCTGGCAGAGGCTCTGGTTCAGCGGCATTCACCATTAATGACGGTTATGGCAATGCAAATGTGGCGTTTAATCATAAAAGCGGGACCCCTGATGTAAACGGCTCATCAGGAAGAATAACTTGCAATGTGGATAGCACAACTTCTGGGATGACATTTCAGTTAGGCGATAACACAACTGCTGGCATACCAGTAGCATTAACTACCATACTGGGAATGACAGGCTCTTTAGCAACATTTAATGTGGCAATATCATCAACAGGCGCAATAACAGGCACATCATTTAGCGGTGCTGGCACAGGGCTAACTGGAACTGCCACAAGCCTTTCTATTGGCGGTAATGCGGCAACTGCTACTGGTTTAACTTCTAGCAACTACATTGTTTCTGGTGGCACAAGTGGCAACTGGGATACAGACTTCCAAAACACTACTGCAAACACCAAAAGATATAATGGTGACATTGCTGGCGGTACAAACAACCCAGGTGGAACTTGGTGGTTTCAAGAAGATTATCGTCATAGCAACAGCTCAAACTATTGGGGAACACAAGTTGCTTGGGGATGGGAAGATAACGCCAATAAACTAGCGCAAAGAAACGTATCCAACGGAGTTTATTCTGCGTGGGTTTATTATTTAAATAGCGGTAACGTGGCAACTTATGCTTTGCCTATTGGCGGTGGCAATCTGACTGGTAACTTAGGTATTGGTGTTAGCCCTACTGTTAAGTTAGACGTAAATGGAATTACGGGTTGGGGTGGAAATACAACAGGCATTGCTGCTAGTATAGTTGGGCCTAATGCTTTTACTAATGGTGGTGGAAACTTAAGAGTACTATCTAACAGCACTGCGGCAACCAACGCTGGGGGTTCTATTGCATTTGGTGGCTATTATTCTGGACAAACTAACTCAATAGACTGGGCAGAAATTGCTGGTAGAAAGCATAATAGTGGTACTACCGCTGGGTATCTTGTTCTTTCGACTAGGCCAGACTCAGGCAGCATTACAGAGCGTATACGTATTGACCCAGACGGTTTAGTGGGTATTGGTACTAGCACCCCATCTGCGTATAATTCAAATGCAAATGAATTGGTTATTGCTAATACCGCTAGTAGCTCTGGGATGACTATTGCAAGTGGCTCAGCTAGTGTTGGGTATATCGTATTTGCTGGTAATACTACGTTTGACGGGGTAATTTCATATCAACATAGTAACAATCGTATGGGATTTGCTACTAATGGGTCTGCAAAACTTAACATAACAGCCTTGGGTGGTATTTCATTTGGATCTACTGGTACAAATTACGGAACATCTGGTCAGATATTGCAATCTGCTGGAGATGCGTCACCTAATTGGGTTGACACAAGCACTATAACTGCTGGATTTTCTGGGACTCGAACTGCCGTTGTTGCAACTACCTCAGGAACTTCTATCAACGTTAGTACAACTATCCCAGCTGGGACTAAAAAAATACACATAATTTTAAACGAGGTGTCTTCAACTAGTACTGGTACAATTTCTGTCCAGCTCGGTACTGGCGGTACTCCGACAACTACTGGATATGTTTCATATGGTACCCGTACAGGGACTTCCACACTTGCTAGTGGCTCACTAACAACTGGACTATATTTACCAGTAAACACTGCTGTTTCTACAGTTAGTGGTATAGTAACTTGGGCCAATGGGGGTGGTAATAATTGGGAAGGGTCAGGAACTACTGGCGGTGCAGTTGGGCTTTATATTGGAGCAGCCTCTATAAACTTAGCTGGGGTTTGCAATACAGTTACAATAGCTTGTTCCACAGGTACTTTTGACTCTGGTTCTGTTTCATTGATATACGAATAAGGTTAAAAATGAAATATTGGATAACTGGCGCTGGCGTATATCGAGAGCTACGAGACGATACTCCTGTATCTGAAGGCTCGTTTGAAGTACCACAAAGACCTGACGAAACCTATGACTGGGTTGACGGTGCTTGGGTAAAGTCTGCTCGTGAAAACCTTGCTAATAAAGAGCTTAGAGCTGCTGCCTATAAAGACGAGGCTGACCCGTTGTTTTTTAAATGGCAACGTGACGAAATTACAAAAGAAGAATGGCTTGCTAAAGTAGCAGAAATCAAACAACGCCACCCAAGAGACTAATAGATGTTTGCAGATGCCCCATTTGGAAGTACGCCGTTTGCTTCGCTTGGGCAGGTATCTGAAAGTACGTTAGTTACGCTCACAGGGGTTTCTGCGGATGCGCTTTTGGGGGATATTGCCCTTCAGACTAATAACTATTTAAGACCGACTGGGTTAGTAGCTACTGGTGAAACAGGCACAGTAACCTTTGAAGCTAAAGCCAATATCCTTGTTACTGGGGTTCAAGGCACTACTGTTTTAGGTACTATCGGAGTATCAGGCAAGTCTGTAGTTCTAGTAACAGGCGTAGAAGGTATTACTGCTGTAGGTGACGTAACCACCACAAGCAAGTCAAATGTCTATGTTTTAGGTGTTCAAGGCGACACGGCTTTAGGCGATATATCCCTCATTACTAATAACTACATCCAAGTTACGGGGATGTCCGCTACAGGCGTTTTGGGTACAGTTGTAGCTCAAGGTAATGCGGGGGTAACTTTAACAGGTGTGCAAGCCACTGGAGCTATAGGAAACGTTTCACTTGCGGGTAAAGCTACGGTATACTTAACAGGAGTCCAAGGTACTGGAACTATAGGCTTTGCGTTAGTATGGGGACAAATTGATGATAACCAAACACCTAATTGGGGTGTAATTGACGACAGTCAAGGTGCAGTATGGGCAGCGGTAGATGACTCACAAACAGTAACATGGGCTGTTATAAACGACGGACAAACAAGTAACTGGACTGATATAGACGACTCTAACGTACCAGGCTGGGATAATGTAGTGCATTAAGGAAAATATATGGCAAGTATCTATTCAACAAATCTAAAAATTGAGTTAATGACCACCGGAGAAAACTCTGGAAGCTGGGGCACTGTTACTAACTCAAACTTTGCTAACGTATTTGAACAGGCAATCGTAGGTAGAGGAAACCCAAACTTTTCAACCGATGCTGATTTAACCCTTACCTATACCAATACTGTCGCTTCTCAGACAGCTCGCAACCTATTTTTAGACGTAACTTCTTCTGTAAGTTTAACTGTTACTAGATCACTAATAGTACCGACTATATACAAAAACTACATCGTAGCTAACAACACTACTGGTGGACAGTCTATTACGGTTAAAACCGCCGCAGGTACTGGGATTACTATTCCTAACGGCAGAAAAGCGGCTTTGTATGTAGATAATACTAATGTGGTTGTTGCTACAGACTGGGTAGATATTAACGGCGGTTCTATTGACGGAACCCCAATCGGTGCAAGCTCTGCGTCTACTGGAGCATTTAGTGCGGCTACTGTTAACGGTATTGACGTGGTTACAACCACAGCCACACAGACTCTTTCAAACAAAAACCTAAGCACACCGACTGCAATAGTATTAACTAACGGTACGGGTTTACCCTTAAGTACAGGCGTTACAGGTAACCTTCCTGTTACAAACCTTAATAGTGGCACTTCTGCTTCCGGGTCTACATTCTGGCGTGGAGATGGTACTTGGGCGTCTGTTCCTGTTTCTGGCGGTACAGTTTCTTCTGTTTCTGTGGTTTCTGCAAACGGGTTAGCTGGCACCGTCGCTAATGCCACCACTACCCCTGCTTTGACTCTTTCTACAACTATTACTGGGATTTTAAAAGGTAATGGTACTGCCATTTCTGCAGCCACTGCTGGTACAGACTATTTTGTTCCGGGTGCAGCTCTTTCTGCTACTACTGGAGTGTTTAGCGGAGTAGTTACATTTTCTGCTGGCACTCTTTCACTTCCTGCAATTACAACTACAGGTGACACCAATACAGGTATTTACTTTCCAGCAGCTGATACTACAGCTTTTACACAAGGTGGTACCGAACGTTTACGTATTAGCTCTAGTGGTAACGTAGGTCTTGGGGTTACTCCTAGCGCCTGGACTTCTAGTAGGGCTATTGAGATTATTGCAGGGGCTACTTATAGAGGGGCTATTAGTGGATCAACCGGTGGTAACAATGAAATAGTTATTTCAGGAAACGCTTACGAGACAACGGGTGGCTGGCTGTATACAGTTACTGGAGCAGCATCAAGGTATTATCAAACTTCTTCGGCTTCTCAATTTTGGCAAAGAGCTATTTCAGGTACTGCGGGCAATCCTATTACTTGGTCAACCTCAATGTACTTAGATGGAGGCACCGGTAGTTTAGGCCTTGGTACTACTAGTATTGCCACTTATGGGGACCAAACGCTAAATTCCGTTATTTATAACACTACTTCTGCAGGTGTCTTTGTTGCTAACGATTTAGGCACTGGGGTTTTTAAAACAAATGCTGGCCTTATCTCTGTTGGTAGTAAAACAAACTCCCCCCTAGTATTTGTTGTAAACAACACTGAAACAGTACGGGTTACTACTGCTGGTGGCGTTGCTTTTGGCGGGTCAACCAATTATGGCACTACTGGGCAAGTATTAAGGTCTACTGGTAACAATACTCCGGCATGGCAAGATTTCCCACTTGCAATAGATACTACACTTAGTGGCGCTCAAAATAGTATCGGTGTCTCAGGGATACCTTCTTATGTTAAAAACATAAAAATAGTAGTTAGAAATCTAGGTACCGACGGCACAGAAGCACCAAAAATACGTTTAGCAACCTCTGGCGGAACAGTAATCACTGGATATACAGGTTCGGTTGCTGGGTTTGCTGTAAGCTCAATAGCAACTGCAGCAACTGCAACTAGTGGGTTTTCTTTACGCACTACTTGGGCAGCTGCTAATACCTATACTGGTACTATTGACATAAACAAAGTAGATGGCACTTATTGGGTAGCTTCATGGCAATTTGCTAGTACTAATACTGCTACAGCTGCTTCTGGTTCTGGGCAAGTAGATATTGGCGCTGCTCTTAACGGAGTATTTATTGAAGTGGATACTGGAAACTTAGACGCAGGTACTACTATTAACATTTATTACTCATAAGTTTAGGGCAAGCCAGCAGCCCTTTTTGCTGGCATATTTAGGAGAATGACATGGGCGAGAAAAAAACAACTCCCATTACTATCGACGACGTAGAGTATATCTTTGAAGATATGAACCAAGAGCAGCAGTTGCTTGTAAATCATGTGGCAGATTTGGATCGCAAGATTGCTTCTACCCAGTTTAATTTGGATCAGCTTTCAGTAGGTAAACAAGCGTTTATTACAATGCTTAAAGAAAAACTTACTGCCCCTGTTGAGCAAGCTAATGTAGAGGTGGTGGAATAATGTTTATTGTGACTTGGATTTTTGACAAGCTTGGGTATGTACCGAAAATTACGGTAGATGCTGGTGGTGTTGCTTGGCCTTTTCCAGAGGAAACTCCAAAAAAGAAACCAGTTGCTAAAAAACGCACTGTTAAAAAACCTGCAGTTGTTGCTAAAACAGTTCGCACTAAGAAAGCTAAGTAATGTTTGGGATTGACGACATCGTCTCGGTTGGGATGAAGCTTATAGACAAGCTGATTCCTGACCCCCAAGCCAAAGCACAGGCGCAACTAGACCTTGCTAAATTAGCGCAAGAAGGGAAACTAGCAGAGATACAGGCGGATGTAGTTGAACAGCAAGAGCTTACTAAACGCCAACAAGCCGACATGATGAGCGATAGCTGGTTGAGTAAAAACATACGCCCCATGACGCTTATGGCGATCCTAGCGGGGTATTTTATCTTTGCCATGATGAGCGCTTTTAATATGGAAACCAACAGCAAATATGTAGAGCTATTAGGTCAATGGGGCATGCTAATTATGTCTTTTTACTTTGGTGGTCGTACTTTAGAAAAAATTATTGATATGCGGGAAAGATCTAAAGATGCAAAGTAATTTTCCAGCTTGTTTAGAAAAGCTACTTGAGCACGAAGCAGGATTCGTAAATCATAAAGATGATCCAGGTGGTATGACTAATCTTGGGGTTACTGCAGCTGTTTGGGCATTATGGGTAGGGCACCCTGTCAACGAAAAACAAATGAGAGCGTTAACGGTTTCTGATGTAGCACCACTTTATAAAAGGAAGTACTGGGATGCTTGCAATGCTGATGAGCTTATATCTGGTGTCGATTACGCTGTTTTTGACTTCGCTGTTAATTCCGGGGTCGGGCGCGCTACTAAGAATCTTCAGACTTGCGTTGGGTTGTTGCCTGATGGGGGTCTTGGCCCAGTTACTGTGGCTACCGTAAACCGTTATAAAGGTGATAAAGCCAAAACTCTAGTTGAGGACTACTGCGATAGTCGGTTACAATTCCTAAAGTCCCTCAAAACTTGGCCTGTATTCGGTAAAGGTTGGGAGCGCCGGGTTAATGAAGTTAAAGACGAAGCACTTAAGATGCTAGGATAAACCCGTATGCCATTACAAAAACTACAATTTAAGCCCGGGGTCAATAGAGACCAGACTAACTATACCAACGAAGGCGGTTGGTATTCGTGCGATAAAATTCGTTTTCGTTCTGGATACCCCCAAAAAATAGGTGGTTGGTTAAAGTCTACTATTCAAAATTACCTAGGCGTATGCCGTTCTTTATTTACTTGGGTTGCTAGTGGTGGGGAAAATGTACTTGCTGTTGGCACTAATATCAAAGTGTACGCCGAAGCTGGTAATAACTTATACGACATTACACCAATAGCTAATACCTTTTCTACCCCTGCGTCAGATAACTGCATAGACACAACTAATGGCTCTACTACAGTAAATATTAATATCATTAGTCATGGTGTACTTACTGGCGCATACGTAACTATATCGGGTGCAACTGCAGTAGGGGGTATACCTGCGGGTTCGTTAAATAAAGAGTTTGTAGTTACTGTTGTTGACCAAGATAACTTTACGGTGGTTGTTGATACTGCCGCTACTTCTACAGTTTCTAATGGGGGCGGTACAGCTATTGTTGTTGCATGCCAAATTAACCCAGGGCCAGTTACAACTACTTATGGTTATGGTTGGGGTGCTGGTGCTTGGGGACGTACAACTTGGGGTTCAGGTTCTATCGTTCCAGTAGCAGAGTACCAAAGAGATTGGTGGTTTGATAATTTTGATAACGACTTAGTAATGAATATCCGTAACGGCGCTATTTACTATTGGACTTTTGATGGTACGTTTGGTAGTCGTGCAGTGCTATTAAGTTCTTTACCCGGTGCAACTGAAGTGCCTACTGAAGCCATGCAGATTATGACTTCTCAAGGAGATAAACACTTATTAGCTTTTGGCGCAACCCCGTTTGGTGGTGGTGATTTTGACCCGTTGTTAATTCGCTGGTCTGACCAAGATCGCCCTGAATACTGGACACCAGCACCGACTAACTCCGCAGGATTTTTAAGAGTGTCTAGGGGGTCTGCGATTGTTAGAGCTATTGCAACAAGACAAGAAACATTAGTTTTTACTAATGCTACATTAAATTCACTACAGTTTTTAGGCACTGCAGATGTGTTTGGTATTCAGGAAATGTCAGATAACATTTCTATTGCTGGACCTCGCTCGGTAGCTATTGCAAACAACACCGCTTATTGGATGGGCACCGACAAGTTTTATGCTTATTCAGGCCGTGTAGAAACCCTACCTTGCTCACTACGTAACCATGTGTTTACCAACCTTAACTACAATCAACTAGAGCAAATTGTATGTGGCACTAATGAGGGTTGGAATGAGGTTTGGTGGTTTTATCCTACTGCGGATAGCAATGTAAACAACGCTTATGTGGTCTATAACCACTTAGAAAGAATTTGGTATTACGGTTCTATTGAGCGCACTGCTTGGAATGACAGCCCCCTTCGCCAATACCCACAAGCTGCTGGACAGCAGATTATTTACAACCATGAGCAAGGTGTTGATGACAACGGACTACCAATGGAATCGTTTATTACGTCTTCAGACTTTGACATCACCGACGGTGACGAGTTCATGCTTATTAAGCGGATACTGCCTGACATAGATTTCACAGGGTCTACAGCAGAGTCACCAGAGATTCTCCTTACAATGCGCCCAAGAAACTTCCCAGGTTCTGTATATAAGACCGAGCCTAATGAGCGAGTAATTGAGACTTCTGTAGATGTGTATACCGACCAGGTATTTATTCGTGCACGTGCACGTCAGATGGGCTTTAAGATTTTATCTACTGGGCTAGGTGTGCAGTGGCAGTTAGGTAGCCCACGTTTAGATAGCCAAGCAGACGGACATAGGTAATGGCTAAATATAATGTAAGAGCGCCAGCGCTACCGCTAAGTCCGTTTGACTACGATCAACGTCAACAAGATCAGTTCCAAAACGCACTGCGCCTTTACTTTAATAGATTAGATGATTTTAATACCCAGGTAAGCCAAGTAGTTACAGACCCAGGAATTGTTTATCCAGACGGCACATTGCAAACTACTGCTTGGGAACCGTCTTATATAGAAGCGTATGACCGGGCTGCGTCTATTGCAATAGCAACCACACCTACCTTGTTGATTCCGGACAGCTTTTTACCCCCAGTAAGCGAAGGTATTACCTACGACCCCCTAACAGGAGAGTTTACGTTTCAGTACGAAGGGGTGTACTCGTTATCTATTGCTTTAAATATATCTGGAACAAACGCTAATCAAATTGTTTATGTCTATGCACAAAGAAACATCGGCGCCGGGTGGGTAAATACATCCAATTCTGGTAAAGCATACAAACTATTTAACAACGACGATGTGCAGTTTGTTAACCCCCAAGCTGTATATAGGCGGGCGGGCGAAAAGACTAGATACTATATCTACGCAAGTGCTTCAGGCCCTATTTTAGAAACAATTACTTTACCCGGCGTAACTCCTACCGTGTACGTTCCAGCTATCCGAATACAGTTCTCAGGTGGCTAAATAAATGTTAAAATTACCCCAAATTACTCCTAAGAGGTTCGTATGAACTATTACGCAGCGGGCGGACAAGCCCAAGGACTAAAACGTGTTGCCCAAGACCTCCAAGATAAAGGACGTAATGGCGATACTATATTAGCCCATATTAACCCACAAGAAGCCCAGATGCTTAAAGCTGCGGGGGGTTCAGGCACTATTAACCCAGCTACGGGTTTACCCGAATTTGGTATGTTTGGTATTGGCGGCGGTGGTGGTTTCTTAGGTACAGGTATTAATAAAAATGCTTCTGACCCTATTTCTAAAGGTGTATCACAGCTTACAGCCCCTATTAGTCAAGCATTTCAGTCTGGTATGGGTGCAGTAGATCAAGGTCTCGTAGGTTTAGACAAAGCGGTTGGTAAGACTATCCCAGGTGGTTGGGGTACTGTTGGTATGGTTGCTGGCTCTGCAATGGGGCTTCCTACATATGCTATGACAGGTTTAGGGGCTTTAACTGGATCAGGTGTAATGCGTAAAGGCGGTAATTTTAACCTTCAAGGTGCTTTGATGGGTGGTGCAATGGCTTACGGTATGTCTAGCCTTGGTGAATATGCTCGTGCAGCTGATTTAGGTACTGGCGCTGCTGGCACACCGACTCCTGGTTTAGATGTTGTTCCACCTCCTATAACCCCATCAGTAGCTCCTCCTGTAGGTGATTTTGCGGGTTCTCTATCAGACCCAACTGCAGGTATGGCACAAGCTTATACACCTCCCCCTCCTCCAGGAATTATGTCTAATTTAGCAAGTGGTAACTTTGGTACTGCTATGGGGCAGATTGGTTCTAATATTTCTAACGCTGCGTCTAGCGCATACGACTCAGCAGCTGATTTTGCTAATAAAGCAACTACCGGTAGTACTTATACAGATGCCCTTAAAGAAGGTTTGGAAAATGTTCAAAAAACAGGTGGTGGACTTAAGAGCTTAATTACTGACCCTAAAGCAGCAATAGCACAAGCAGATAAAGTAGCTGGGATTATGGCACCAGGAAAAGCTGCCTTATCAGTGGGTGTTGGAGCTATGGGTTTATCTGACCTAGATGCCCAAAGAGATTTACTAAACCAACAACAAGCTGCGGGCGCAATTTCAGATGCTGACTATAACGCTCAAATGGCTGAGATTGAAGCAGGTCGTAAGCGTGGTGAAGCTGCTATGGCAAAGAACCCGTACCAATTCGCTTATGGTGGTTCAGTTGATGATGAGCCGGGCACGGACAACCTAGCTAGTTATGCTATGGGAGGCTACGCTATGGGTGGAGAACCCCGCTTTTTATCGGGTGGTGGGGATGGCTTAAGTGATGATATTCCTGCTATTATTGGTAAAGACCAGCCAGCTAGATTAGCAGATGGTGAATTTGTAGTTTCTAGTGATGTAGTTTCCAATTTAGGTAATGGCTCTTCTAAAGCTGGTGCCAAGAAACTATATGACATGATGGACAGGGTACGTAAACAAGCACATGGTACTACTAAACAAATTCGTAAAGTAAATGCAGATAAAGTTTTACCTGCGTAAAGGATAAATTATGGCAACAACAACAAGTACCGTAACAGGACAACAGTCAATCCCAACCCAGTTAATGCCCTATTTTGTGGGTAAAGGAACTGAAGGGAAAGCGGGGTACATTCCTGGTTTACTACCAAAAGCACAAGAGATTTTTTCTAAAGATTATGCCGGTACAATCGGTGATGAGTTAGCTGCATCTGGTTTAGGTGGTGAAGGACGAGTAGCTGGCTTATCCGCACTACAAACTCAAATTGGCACAGAATTAGCAGGTATGCAAACTCCTGAACAGTTTGGTTTAGGTTCAACTGCATTAGGAAAAGCAACAGATATATACGGAAGTCTCCCACAAATAAAAGCCCAAGATCTTAGCCAGTACCAATTAGGGGCAGGTACAGACGTTACTGCAAATACTTTACAGCAATACCAAATGGATAAGGCAGGTGAGTTTGGTGCAGATCAAGCTTCTAAATACATGTCGCCTTACCAGCAAAACGTAACCGACTATGCTAAAGACCAAGCTTTACGTGATGCACAGATTCGTTCTGTTGCACAGAATTTAGGTTCGGCTCGTCAAGGCACTTATGGCGGCGCTAGAAGTTTACTTGCTCAAACAGAATTAGACCGTAACCTACAGTCGCAAATGCAAGGTTTGCAGTATAAAGGCCAACAAGATGCCTATACAAATGCACAACAACAGTTTGAGCGTGACCGTGCTGCAGCCTACCAAACCAACTTAGCTAATCAACAGGCTAGCCTTGGTGTACAACAACTTGGTTCTGCACAGTCTTTAGAGGCACAAAGAGCTAACCAAGCCGCACAACAAGCACGTGATTTAGCTAACCAACAAGCAGGTCTTAGTGTGCAACAATTAGGTTCAGCACAAGCCTTAGATGCACAAAAAGCTAATCAGGCAGCTGCACTTCAATCTGCGGCAGGACTTGGCACATTAGGTGCTACTTATGGTCAGTTGGGTGTTGCTGAACAAGCTGCGGATATTGATCGTATTAAAACTCAAGGCGCTTATGGTGACTTACAGCGTGCAGTTGACCAGCAAGGTATTGATGCTCGTTATCAAGATTTAATGAGTCGCTTAGGCTTCCCAGCAGAACAACTTGGAAACATGGCTAATATCCTTCGTGGTGTTCCAGTATCTCAGTCTTCTTCTACAACAGCTACATCTACTCCAGCTCCAAGCTTTGCAAGTCAATTAGGCGGTGCAGGTTTAACTGGATTGTCTCTCTACAACATGTTTGCAGGTAAATAATAATGAGCATACTTAGCGCACTCAAGCAACAAAGTGGGTCTATCGACGACTTAGCTAAACTTCCACAAGCCATGATTATGCAGATGGCCCAAAAGAAGCAAATTAGTGAAGATATGATTGCACCTATTCTGTCTAGAAAAGCGGAAATGACTGAAGCTGTTGCCCGTACTAAGGCTATGCAAGGTGCCGGTGCGCCTCAACCTACGATAATGGAACAGTTGATGCAGCAAAATGCAGAAGCTGAACAGCCTCCAATGACTGATGGTAGAGATATGGGTGTTGCCCAGTTACCAATTCCTGAGCGTCAATATGCAGGTGGTGGCATTGTTGCGTTTGCAAAAGCTGGAGAGGTAGAAGATAAAGAACTGCCCCCACGCCAAGAAGGTGAATCTGAGAACGCTTATATGCAACGTGTACAAGCTCTTTATGGCGCAGGTAATGAGTTTTTTAACCCAAGAAATTACAACCCACTTGCTAAGCTTGGTGATTTATATAACGAGTATATTGGGGGACCTTTTGAGCGTGGGGTTAATTCTTTTATTGGGGAAAACCGTGATTTAGAAGCGCAAGCTGCTAGATTTAATGCCTCTTCTAATGCTCGTAAGAATGTAAGTCTTACAGATACTTCACCAAATACACGTACTATTAATTCTACGCCTAGCCAAGCTGAGATTGATAAAATTCGTGCAACAAATGCAGCTCCTACGGCTCCTACCGAACCTGGTCTTAAGTCCTTAACCGAGCGTCCAGCTGCTAAGCCACAATCCCCATTACAAAAAGCTACTGGCGCACCTGAAATGCCGGAAACTAAAGTAGACCCTATTGATGCAATGCTGGCTAAGTACGAAAAAATGATTGCTGGTGATCCTGAAGCTTCTGCTAAAGCTCGTAAAGATGCTATGTGGAGTCGTCTTGCTGAAGCAGGTCTTGGCATTATGGGTGGTACATCTACTAACTTTGCCGAGAACGTCGGTAAAGGCGCAACTCAAGCTATGAAGGGTTATGCTGAAGATATTAAAGGTATCCGTGCGGATGAAAATGCTAAGATGACTCAGTTAGCTGGTTTAGGTCTTAAAGGTGCTCAACTTAAGCAAGAAGCTCGTAAGCTTGGTATTACTGAAAAACACTATGACGACTGGCTTAAAGTACAGAAAATGCAGATTGGGGAGTCCGCTGCTACTCGCCGTGAAGGTGCCGCATTACGTGCTGATACTGCAGAACAGAATCGCATACTAAATGCTGCTAAAATGCTTGCTGCTAGACCCGAAAATATGAACTTAACGGATGAGCAGTTATATGCCAAAGCTACGCAATTAGCGACAGGTAAAGCAGCCCAACCAACATTTGCTGGATTTTCAGGTCGCCCACTTAAATAAGTAGAGAACTATGCCACGTTACGAAGTCAATGCACCGGACGGGCAGCGTTTTGAAGTTGATGCTCCAGAG